CTATGGCGTAGAGGGTGAAGCAGCTAAAAGAACTGATTCATTAACAAAGCCTTCAGGAGCTGAGCAGCCAAATGTCCAGTCTGATTCTCCAGTCAATGAAGCTGACGAAGATGAAGAGGGAGCTGAAAACCCTGCCGACGAAGCAGCTAAGTGTGAGTCAATCCGTCGTCAGATGGTCGCAGAGCTAAAGCTTCAAGAGTCTCTCCGTGCAAGAGCTCGCGGCGCAGCACGCCTTTATGAGGCATCTAAAGCAAAGTTCAACAAGACCCGCACACTTTCTGAACGCAAGGAAATTGCTCGTCATGGAGATGCTCACAAGGCAGCCTACACGGGATTCGCAAAGCGTTACAACGAATCTGTTAAACGATTCAACAAACTTTCAGAGGCGCTTGCTGAAGCAAAGCGTCCAAGCAACGTTCGCTCTAATAGCAACGTGAAACCTGGTGCGAGCGCAGGCGATGTTCAGCTCCGCAACAAGTTGGCAGAAACGAATCTGCTCAACGCCAAGCTCATGTTCACGAACAAGCTTCTTCAATCAGAAGCCTTAACCTCGCGCCAGAAATCGCAGGTTATTGCGCAGCTCGATGAAGCAGCCACGCTCCGCGAAGTGAAGCTTGTATATGAGAGCCTCGCCAAGACATTGGCAGCTCCGCGTAAGCCTGTAACAGAAGGTCGCGTTCTTGGATCTTCTTCTCAGGCAACACGTTCGGCTTCGGCACAACCCCTCAACGAGGGTTATGAAGCAGAGCGTTGGGCAAAGCTCGCAGGCATAGCTAAGTGATGCTTGAGGGCATGTAGATTAATCTTTCAATTTGTTTATAGGAGAATATAAGAATGAAATCTTTTACAATTGATCAGCTTGCACAGGGCATCAAAGAGCGTCACGTAGGCGCCGAGCGTGCCCGTCTTACAGAGAAGTGGAGCCGCACAGGCCTCCTCCGTGGCCTCGATGGCACACGTCGCGAAGTAATGGCACAGCTTCTTGAGAACCAGGCAGCACAGGTCCTCAAGGAGAGCAACAGCCTCTCAACAGGCGGCGGCAACGTGACATCCAGCGGACAGATCCAGGGCTTCACAAACATCGCATTCCCAATCGTCCGCCGCGTATTCGGCGGTCTCGTTTCAAACGAGCTCGTTTCGATCCAGCCAATGAGCCTCCCCTCAGGTCTCATCTTCTACCTCGATTACACATACGGTACGAACGTTGGACAGGCAGTAGGAGCATCAGGAGAGTCGACCTATACAAGAGGTCAATCAATCTACAACAACCCAACAGGCAGAGGGGTTCAAAGCGGATCACTCGCGACGGGTGGTATGTATGATCTTGTCGGAGCAGGTTACTCAAAAGTAACTGGTTCACTTCAGACATTCGACTTCTCAGCAGGCACGGTCTACTCAGGTTCATACAAGGGAGTTGACGGACTCACCTGGTCAAACGGTGCAACCGTTGCAACGTTAGCTGACTTCAGCGGCTCGAACGCACGTCTCATGGATTTTGATTCGCAGGTTCAGAATTCTATCGAAGCCAATCAGCTCGATGCGCTCTTCGTTTACGTTCCTACGACGGCATTCACCGCAGCAGGAGCAGACCTCCTCTCGGCTGAACAGGTCGCGGTATTCAGCGGATTCGGAGCAAACGCAACAGCATGGGGCGAGACATTCCAAGGAGGAACAGGCGTACTCAACCTCCGTAGACTCACGAAGCGCGGCACTCTCACGGGTGGCGGTACATCAGCACATACATTCACTCCTGATGCATTGAATGGTAACTATCTCCAATTCGTTATCAAGGGAGCAAATGGATTGTCAGTTCTCACTTCAGGCGCTGGACGAGTCACCTTCTCGAAGGCAGCTTCACTCGAAGTCGCTTCGACTGGTGCAACTCTCACAGTACCTTCATTCGAGTCTGACTTCGGAGCAACACCAGCACCAGCAATCCCAGAGATCGACATCAAGATCGAGTCGATTGCAATCACAGCAACAACCCGCAAGCTCCGTGCTCGCTGGTCACCAGAGCTCGCACAGGACCTCAACGCCTACCACAGCATGGACGCAGAGGTTGAGCTCACCTCGATCCTCTCGGAGCAGATCGCCCTCGAGATCGACCGCGAGATCCTCAACGACCTCGTCACACAGGCCAACGGCGCCAACTACTACTGGTCACGCGCTCCTGGTAAGTTCGTCAACAAGACAACAGGACAGCCTGTAACACTCGCCTCAAGCCTCTCAATCGGACCACAATTCACCGGTACGGTTCGCGAGTGGTATGAGACGCTCGTTGAGACAGTCATCGACGTTGCCAACACGATCCACCGCAAGACACTCCGCGGATCAGCAAACTTCATGGTCACAGGACCAGACGTTGCAACAATCCTCGAGAGCTCGGTCCTCTACAAGCCCAAGTTCTCGATCGACGGTGAAGGTCAGGTCGGCAGCCCCTTCACAATCGGTGCAGAGGCAATCGGCACGGTCAGCAACCGCTTCACGGTCTACAAGGATCCTTACTTCCCACGTAACAAGATCCTCGTCGGTTACAAGGGTGGCAGCTACCTCGAGACAGGCTACGTATACGCACCATACGTTCCACTCATCGTGACACCAACAATCTTCGCACCAGAGGACTTCACACCACGTAAGGGCGTGATGACCCGCTACGGTAAGAAGATGGTCCGTTCGGACTTCTACGGAACGGTCACGGTTCTCGACATGAACATCATCTGAAGTAAAATTTAGATGTATGTAACAAAGGCCACCGAAAGGTGGCCTTTGACATTTAATTTTGCTTAAATTTTAATTGATTGATCGAGAGATCTATAATTATCAAAGTTTTAGAAAGAGACTCTATCCATGAAGTTAACGAAATCAAGACTTAGAGAACTAGTTGTAGAAGAAATATCACAACAAACTAAAAAAACCGAGTTAACAAAAGAAGGTTTTTTTGACACGATAAAAAGCGCTTTTAGTGGAAAAAAAGAAGAACCTAAAGAAGAAATCTTACCAGCAGTCAAGTCTTTTGAAGAGTTTGAAAAAATATGTAACGATAGACAGCAACAGTACGAAAAAGCTGTAAATGCTCATTTTAAGGACTTTTCAACACAAGTCCGTAGCGGTATAAGAATAGACTTAACTCCTCAAGGAAGAGTATCTTTGACGCGTGTTTTACCCAAGAGTGATGCTGTGTACGCAATTGGGTTTGGGGAAAGTTTTAAAGGGTTGTTAGCACCTAAAAATTTCATGGATGATAATCCGCCTTCTTCTGTCTCTGGATATGATAAAAATTACGAACCAAAAACCGTATATGGATGGGCTAACTTTTATGAAAAAACTGGGAAGTTGGAAGCAGCTCAATCTATTGGTAAAACATTTGTTGATTTTTGGAACGAGTGTGTAGATTCATTTCAAGCAATTCATGCTAAAAAACAAAAAAGAGAAGGCGTGACAGAAGCATTGGGAGAAAAGATGCAAGAAAAAATCTCTTTGAACATGGAACAGCCCTCAAGCACTATCTTGAAATATGCGGGAGGTGAAAGAAGCGCGCCATTAGTAGTCATAAAATTAAATTCAGAGACAAAAAAAGAATCTCTTCACAATGATGGAAATATAATTGTTGAGCGTTGGCAGCGTCTTGCAGGAATCGTAAAGTAAAACCTAAGATTCAAATGCACTTTTCAAAAGCCTCGGAAGAGGCTTTTGAAGTATATCATAATGTGAGGATGACGCGTGATAATCTATGAATAATTCTTATAGTTATTGGTCATGCAAGATTGGATAATTATTCTAGGGGTGGTTCCCTTCATCATAGGGATGTGTGGTCAGGTAGTTCGTAACATCATCCTTGGAAACAAGAGGCGAGAATCTGATGGGCACGTCGGATGGAGAAGAATCTACTGGGCAACCTTACCTCTTCACGCCCTAGCTGTGGGAGCAGGAGTCGGATTGATCGGATACGAATATGGTTTGCCCGTGCCAATCGCATTTGGAAAGACGCTAGCGGGATCGATACTAGCTTACACGCTTTCAGGCGGCGTGTCTGTTGTTGGGTATGACGCAATCGTTAAGACTCTGCGCAGGATGTTAGAGACCTACAAGGGTCCCGCGGTCGAATCGCAAAGACGAACATCTGACCCACAGAACTCGTTGAATGATAGAACGGGATAAGAGTTCCGCACGCGTTTGTATAATACTATGATGGTTCAACGTAGGTTTAGAAATCAAGAGAAATTAAAGAAGAATGAGTGTGAGATTTGCAGGTACAACAATCCCGCAGCTCTTAACATTCATCACATAATTCCTCGTAGAGATCCTAGATCAACGAACAACAACTACAATCTCAGCGTCGTGTGTCATGTCTGTCACGATTTAATTCATGCAGGGCAAATAACGATCATCGGCGTCTACGACTCGACCGAAGGCCGCAAGTTGATGTGGTTCAAGGAAGGACAAGAACCACCGTTAGAAAAACAATTTTGGAA